CAGTTCGAGCTGGTCTTCAGCCGTAAGCACGAGAAAATCGGGGTTATACCAACAAGTATCCGCGGCGATTTTTAGCTTTATGGACTCGAACCAGTAAGCCTTGATCCTGCCTGCGATACGTTCGGATTCTAGGTAGGCGGCATAAGCCTTCTCTGTTTCATTCATCTGCCCGGCTTTCATTCGACCCTTGGCAAACCCGTTCTTTTTGCCTCCGACAAAACCACTGATCTTCTTCAGGACAATGGGGCCGGCTTTGGTTTTTGTTTTGGCCAGCAGTTCCCTGTATGCAGGATCATCGGTGCTTTTGAATCTCATCATTGACATGATTGTTGTTCCCTCCTGGGTTTGGTTGTTATTTGAATTGGGTTGGCATGACAGCGCGACGATTCCCGGAAAAGATGTCTCGAAGTGTCCGGACAGGTATGTCCATCTTGCGTGAAATCTCCCGCAGAGAAAGACCTGCCAGCCTAAGGTCAAAGCAGTGAATCAACTCAACGTCCGTGTACTTGGCATGAGGACTGGACTCTCCTACCCGGGCAGACCTATCTGAGAGAGAAACCGTGGAAGGCCTAACGCTCAGATCTGAAAAACTCCGGATATTCGCCCTTAACTCGAGCAATCGCTTCCTGTACTCGCAGCTCTCTCTGTACCTTGCCTTCTCTCTTTCGAGGCCGGACGCTGTCTCGGAGAATCCTTTGAGCTTCCTTGGGCAGTAAAGAATGGAATCTCCGAACAGATCCGCCTGATGGTTCTTCAATGTCATCCATCACACATTCCTAGTCGTTGTTCCGTTTCAGAAAATTGATCTCTCTCCATAGAGAGGCAATTTCAAATCTCATGACAATCACGAACCAGATACCGGCTGCTGCTATCAGCACCAGAACGCATTGAACTGCTAGTAAAAAAGCGATTATTTCCTGCATGTGTTTCTCCTTGGTTATCGTCTCTGTGCGATTAACTCTGCATGGACGCGGTATCTATCGAACTGAGAGAAAAACGTTCTCCTGCGTTCAATACGCTCGTCTGTGTCACGTTCAAAAACCGAGCACCGAGCAAATGAAATCGGGTAGCACTCGATGCCGGCGCCTTTGTCCGGATGGTGACAGTAGACGTTCATGTCTCCGAAAGAGGCCTTTGGCGGGCGCCGAATGTTTCCTGCTGGATCGATCCAGTAGCTCTCGGCAAACTTGCAGTACAGACAGCAGCCAGTCATGGCCTTCTCCTTTTCAACCGATCGGTTAATTTGGTTTCCTTACTGATCTGAAGCGCCGCCCTCACCAGCAACCCAAACAGCACCAGATTGATAAACACGACCGGCGCCAGGATGATCATCAGCAGTGTCCATGCAGAATCAGACATGACTTCCTCCATACAAGTAGGCCTCATCTTCTTGCTGTCGTTGGATGGCTTTCTGCTTGAGCTGTTTCACAAAGGCCGAGAGCGGTGAAACCTGATCCAAAGACTTCCCTCTCATGCTCTCCTCTGAGTTTTCAATCATGTAGGGTTTGACTACTTGGCTACGCACCCATCTCTTGATCCGGTTTCCCAAGTCGTAAGCTGATTCATCCCGGAACTTCTGCTTGCCTTCGATAGGAATACAGGGAATGTTTGTCTGGGGAGCCAGCTCAGGAATGCCGATTGCCTGGAAATACTCAGTGAGGTTCTGAATGACATGCGGGTGATTAGACGTGGAGTTGTAATCGTCAATCAGTCGCCAGTCGCGCAAAAGTCTTTCTGCAAGATTGATGAGGTCTTGATACTGGATAAGGCCGGAAGTAACCTGCGGAAAATATCTGCCTTGAACGCCTTCGTGGAATTCACAAACGGTGATGCCTTGGGTCAGTTGGCCGCAAAAGACTGTGCACGGACAGCCATTGGCCCTGCAGGGTTGTTCAAAAACCTTCGTTGACTGCTGTCTTTGAGTTTTCCTGGATTCCGAGCTGCTGTCGAAGTCCACATCTCTCATGCTGTAGTTATTTGACATGGTATTTCCCCTCAATGATTTTCGTTAGGTTTTTCGGTTTGATGATCCATTCCAAGTCCGGCCTCCACGTATGCCCTTCTTTCTGCGGTATCTCCCCTGTGAGGAATTGCGAGCGCCTGATGTACCCAAACAGTCGTTTAAACCATCCGAGGCCTTCTTCTTCGGACTGATAACCTTTGTCGTTGACGAGGGTTCTCCAGCGTGCCGCCAATATCTTTCTTCTGTCTTCCGACCAGATTCGGACTGTCGGCATCATTGGCAAAACTTCGTGGTACAGAGCAATGATCTTTTCGTGCGGGCAACGGGATCCAACTTGCGCAGATCGTTGTTTAGGAGTGAGCTCTTCTGTGGGTGCGGTGAGGTTGAATTTCTCACCCTCATTCGCGACATTTTTCTGAGCGTCAGTAGAGCCGGCTTCGGCTCTACTGACTAATACATCGTTAGATGTATTAATTGTTTCTATTACTGGTTCATTTACTGGTTCGTGTCCCGTATTTGGGCCTACCACACGTACCGTTTTTGGTACTACGGAATGTCCGTTTTTGGGACTAGTTCCATATTTGGTACTACCGTTTTTGGTACTACCGTTTATGGGAGTACCAGCACTTGCAACAAGATTCAGAAAGTAATTATTTGAGGAGTTGAGAACAGTCCGCTCCCTACGGATAAACCCTTTTTCTTCTAAGTAATTGATGGCCTTATAAACAGTTTTTCTGTTTAGCTCGGTCTCTTTGGCTATCGTGTCGGTGCTTGGGTTGCACTTCCCCGTTTTTTCATTTTTGAAATCAGCCAGGCAGCGCAGTACGCTTTTTGCCGCCGAATTACCGACAAAAAGTTTCCGCACTGCGTCTGAATCTTGCCAGGACATGATCTCACCTACTGATTGATCATTCGGCGCAAAAGGTTGTTGCGCATTTTGTTCCAAGAGTTCTGAGGCCTGAGGTCTTCAACTGTGACCTCACCGTTTGTTAGCTCTTCAATCAAAATGCACTTCTCGATTGATCCGGTACGTTTGCCAGCAACCAGCATGCTTACAAACTCAGGTGTAACGCCGAGCTGTTGCGCCAACTGCTTCTGAGAAATCTCAGGATGTTTTTCAAAATAGTGTTTGAGTTTCATTGCTATCCGCACATAACGTTTTGTTTTGATAATACGCATAACATTTAGTTATGTCAACTTAACAAAATGTTGTTTAATGTGCTTAAGGAGAAAGATCATGAGACCTGTAAGTGAAATCCGCCGAGAGAATCTCGAGCTATTGATTGAAGAGGAAGGGACGATACCGGCCCTAAACGAAAAGCTAGGCCGCAGAAGGAATGATCCGTCCTTGTCCTTTATCCGTGCTCAATCGGTGCGCAGCAGTACGGGTAAGCCGTATTTGATGGGAGACAAGTTGGCCCGCGACATTGAATCTAAGCTGAAACTAGGCCGCGGCTGGATGGACACTGACCACACGGGAATGCTCATTGATTCGATTGAAAAACCTGCGGACGGCGTGCGCGTCCTGGAGTTGGCCAATACAGGATCAATGGGAGATGATCCGAGCGTGCTGGAGCAGGATGTGATAGTTGGCGGCCTGACCCTGGCACCTGATTTTGTGCGCCGTCTCAACCCGTCTAATCCCATGAATCTGAAAGTGCTCACGGGGCATGGAGATTCAATGCTGCCGACTATTGCACCAGGAGACAAGGTGCTGATAGACGAGGGAGTAAAAGATTTGTATGACGGGATCTATGTTCTGCGCTCCTATGACACTCTGTTCATTAAGCGAGTGAACAAGAATTTGAAGGGGGCTGTAGTAATTTCCTCTGACAATCCGACAGTAAAACTTAGCGAGGAGCTGGATGGATCGGAGCAATTAGAAATTGTTGGTAGAGTAGTTTATGTCTGGCATGGGAGCTTTGTTTAATCATGATTAGAAAAATAATCGGTTACTTTTTTCAGTTAGTCGGAGCACTCTTCTTTCTTTCGATCCTGATTTTTATCCTGGCAATAATTTCATGCATGATCTACGGTCAGCCAGAAGCAGCAGTTAAACCTCTTTTGTGCGGCTGTGCAGCCTGGGGACTAGGGTATTTCTTCTACAAAACAGGAGGAAAGATCCTGTCATATGACAGACCAAATAAAGAGTCTTTGTCTTTTCATCTGGATAGCCCTTTTAAGCGCGTGATGTTTGTTGTCTCTATCCTCTCGTTCTTTGGATTAATCGCAGGTTTCATAGCAAATGGCTTTGATATTGACGAGTTATTAAACGATCTTTTTAGAGATAGATATTTATCGTTTGAAATAATTCTTCTTAGAACCTGCTTTTATTCATTTTTGGTCTCCATCATCTTGATGTTATTTGGAGAAAAAGTTTGTAGTTGGATAAAAAACGGATCAAACGGACAGAACAAGGATAGAAAATGAAATCTATAGTTGTTCAACTCATTTTCTTGCTCGCCTGGGCTGCTCTTGCTGTGCCTTTCTATCTCCATGTACAAAAACTCGAGGACGAACACATTAATTGGAGAAACAAACTTTCCGCTGAAGCCGAACAAGCTCGGGAGGAAGGACGGGCCGAGGAGGCCTCAAAACTGTATGAAGCATACTATAGGGCCTTCAACGGTTTTGGCCTTCCCTGGTATGCAAGGGCCTTTTGGCCTTATCTAATAATCTTCGTTTTAGGTTTTATTGTTTACATGGCCTTTGACTACATAGGGCTAGGAAATTTTTTTTAGAGGTCAATGGAGAAGTAGATTACTTCTAAATCAGTAGTCTTTTGCAGCCGCCTACGGGCGGCTTTTTTGTTGCCTAAAAGAAACATATTGCTATAAACACCTAACCTCTTGTTATTCTTTACATAACATTCTGCTTGCAAATTTGCATAACATTATGTTATTCTTTCTGCATCAATCAATCGTTCTTTAAAAGTCCTTCTGAAGATTGTCAGGAAGGAAGGCTCCTAAACACCGAGTAATGCGAAAGGTGCACGGAGCGACCAGGCGGCAAGTGAATTGCGCCTAAGCATGAAAGCCGAAAGGCAATCAGCGGTCAGTGAGAATGTGAAAGTGACACAGGTTAAAGTCCGCCGTAATAGGCCACGTGGCTAGAACTAGTTTCCAAGTGCGTGTGTGGTGCGAAAGCAGTGATCCAACCAGCTCCCTGTACGAATACTGAGATAAAAACAATTAGAGAGTATTCGACAAAGTAAGCGCGGTCATTCATTAGTAAAGCCGTTCCAGCAAAGACAGTTCGCAAACATAAGCGCCTTCCGGCCTCTTCTCCTTTTTTAGAGACGGTTAACACACTGGAGGGCGCTTCTGTTTTTACAGGAGAGAAAAAATGCTTTTAAAAGTTAAGCGCGTCGTCCCTAGAGTTTATGAGATTTACTACAAGGGTCAAAACATCATCAGCTTAATTAGACCGAAGCCTAATGACTGGCGCTTTTCCGGATTCTTTATGAAAGAACAAGACAAGGTAAACGATTTGTTATTGGCAAACGTTTTCGGTCTGAGTTTCCGGACAAAAAGACGGGCGCTCATTGAGCTAGAGGTCATTTTTGCAAGATTTGAATCACTGCTAGCTGAGCCAATGTAATGAATACCATGAACAAAGAAATCTCTATCCTTTCGCAAACATATAAGGCGCTCAGCAATGCGGCTCCTCCTCAGGGCGAGACAGCCGCACGCGAGTTCTACGAAGGTCTGAAAGCTCTTGAGTACGCAGTCTGGTGCTTAGAAAACTCTCAGGAAGTTGCTATGGGTTCACCCAAACAGGTGATACGAATCTTCCCAGAGTTTTATATTGTGGAGCGGTCTGAGGAGGTACATACTTTCCTTCAAGAATTCGGACATTGGTTATCTCAGGAACCTCGAAGTACTTAAGAGAATGAGGCTCTCCGGAAAGGCTCCCTCCCTCAGTCTGCAAGCCCATCAATTTGTTTTTGCCAAGGATGTATGGCGATACAACCCGATACTGTCCATGGTAAATAAAAGACACTGCCTTTCGTGCTTTCAACGCTTCAAGCAAAGTTTCATAAGCAAACATCTTTTCCTCCATTGGTTAATTGAGTGTTGACAAATTAATTATCCCGCGGAGGTGGCAGCTCGGAAAGACGAGCATCTTCAGACCATCTTCATAAGCTCCCCAGGCTTTTACCAATAACTGTTAGTTCCAGTTCAGCGCTTAGGGGAGCTTTTGAATGTGGTCTTTTTTACATAGTTTTAAGGGAGAGAAAATGATTTTATCCGTGAATGAAAAAAATCAACTTTTTACAAATGTTATCGACGACATTTTGAAGGAGCGCGGCTCTGCAATCTGTCTCACTGATGCGCTTGCTTACGCAGAAAAAGCGGTTGTAGCAGCTATGCTCGCTGGCAAGTCGAATGTGACCCTTGATCTTAGCTGCGTTGTGCAAACTGCTGAGGCGCAGAAAGAGGTCAAGGCATTGTTCAAAGAGTTCTCTCAGGATTTCATTACAGAGCTCGGGCTTAAGGCAATTGACGAGCAAATGTATCCGGATATCAAAAAACTTCCGGAATTCGAGATTTAAGCCTTTTCTCTCCTCTGCCCCGCCAGTTTTCTCCTTGAGCTGGCGGGATTTTCTTTTGGAGGTTGTCATGAATAAAAAATTTGATGCCTTGCTTAAAAACACCTTTACATGCTTTCTATGCGCTGTGGTTGGTTTTTCACTGGGTTTCTTGATCCTGGATTTCATTTTTAGCGCTACTGCATTTCAAAGGTGGCTGCTATGTATGTAACGCCTCGCACATGTCCAGGGCCTGGAGACCTTTGGCAACTAAGTTGGCAGGAAGAAAAACGGCAAGCCGAATATGAGCGGCTCCTTGAAAGATTTTTTGAGGAGTACATCCCTCGCTACTGTGGCGAGCGGATCAAACAACTGGCCGAGAACGGTGAGGATGAACGACATCCTGAGATTGAGCCCGTGTTTGATGAGTATCTGGAGGAAAACGGATGGCATTAAAACTCACTGAGAAAGAGAGGAAGCGCCTCTACTACCTTGAGCACAAAGAAGAAATCAACAAGAAGGGCCGAGAGTATTACGCAACAAAAGTAAAACCGAAGAGACAGAAAAAGGAGAGTTTCCCGCGGGGGCCTCAAGGCCCCTTCTCTGCCTTATTTATTGGAGTAGAAAATGACTAATGAAGAACGTACTGCCTGGTTAAATGAACGCCGTAAAGGTATTGGCGGCTCAGATGTTGCTGCAATCATTGGACTGTCACCATGGACAACCCCTTTAGATATTTATGAGCAAAAACTAGGCATAGCTCCTCCGTCCGAAGAAACGGAAGCCATGTACTGGGGCACAGCTCTTGAACCCGCTATAAGACAAGCGTATTCCGACAAAACCGGCTATTTGGTAAAGAAGCCGGAAACCGCTTTTGTCCATCCTAAGTACAGTTTTATGCGTGCCAATCTTGACGGCATAGTTCTAAACGACAATCGAATTGCTGAGTTTAAGACCGCATCTACATCCAAAGGATGGGGTGAGCCTGGCACAGATGAAATTCCTGATTACTACTTAACCCAAGTACAGCATTACATGGCTGTCACTGATCGTCCAGTGTGTGATGTTGCTGTATTAGTTGCCGGTAGGGACTTTTCGATATACACCGTTGAGGCCGATAAGGAACTTCAAGAACAACTAATTGAGATTGAAGCTGAGTTCTGGCAAAAGGTAGAAAAAAGAACTCCTCCAGAACCGACCAATTACGAAGAATTTCAAAAGATCAGAAAACAGAGATTCCCCGAGACTGGCAGCATTGAGGCGGACTCTGAGGTAATTGAAATCGTTAAACAGTACTTAGATGCTGACGCAGAGGAAAAAGCAATCGCTGAAAGGATCAGCGGACTGAAACAGAAGATCGCTGAGCTTCTCGGAGATAACAATGCATTCACTCTGAACGGTAAAAAATTGGTTTCCTGGAGACGCGGAGCAACCTGCAAACGATTGAATCAAGCATCTCTCAAAACCAAGTACCCACAGATTTTTGAAGAATTTGCAACGGTGTCTACGAATTCACCGTCCTTAACTTTTTCCAGAAAACTTCTTTCTGCATAACTAAGAGGGAAAATAAATCATGAACGAACTTACAGAAAATACTTTCTCTGCCCCCGCAAATCCATTCAGGCCCGCTAACTCGACTCAAACAAATTCCGTTGAAATTTCAGTTCCTCACGCCGGAAATCCTATTGCGGCGCAAGAACAAGCTAGAGCCATTGCAGAAGTTCAGGCTGCAATGGTCGTCGCTCGAATGAATCCCCGTGATCCAATCCACGCTATGGATTTAATTCTCAATGAGTGCACAAGATACTCTTTGGCTGAAAATGCGACTTACTTTTATCAACGCGGAGGGACTGCCATTACAGGGCCGTCGATTCGCTTAGCTGAAGTGATTGCTCAAAAATGGGGAAATATTCAGTATGGAATTAGGGAACTTTCCCAAAAGGATGGAGTTTCTACAGCCTTAGCTTATGCATGGGATGTTGAAACAAATACACGGCGCGAGGTTCAGTTCCAAGTTCAACTTAAGCGGGATACAAAAAAAGGCTCATACGCTCTGACTGAAGGAAGAGATATCTATGAAGCGGTTGCTAATTTTGGGGCCCGCAGACTACGTTCATGTATTCTCTCGTTGATTCCGGGAGACGTTGTCGAAGCAGCTGTGCAACAGTGCCAAGTCACTTTGAAAGCCAATGTTGACATGACAAAAGAAGGACTAAATAGAGTGCTCGTTTGGTTTGAACATTTTGGTGTCACAAAATCTCAAATTGAAAAACGTATTCAGTGCCGCTTCGATTCAATACGTCCTGCGCAGGTTGTTAGTTTAGGAAACATACTACGCTCAATTCGTGAAGGAGCCTCTCAGGTCTCAGACTGGTTCGAGCCGGAAGAAGAATCCAAAGCCATTGAGGAGAACAAAAGTGGGAACGAGGGACTTAAAAAGGTTTTAAGGAAAAAGCAGCAGGCCGCTGAACCAACCCAGAGCAATCGAGAGGAACTGCCTGAACAGAAAGAAGAACCACAACCAACTGAAACCAATGCTACCTCGGAGGCCACTGCATGAGCTCGGTCGAATTCTTGTGGCATGACCACGAATGCTACACCGTGAAGTTAAACGGTAAGACCGTCGGAATGCTGTACAAAAGACAAGGTCGGACTTGGACGATGCGTCCAGACCTTATCGATGATCCGGAACTTCTCACCTTCCTTCTCGATTCTTTCAGCACACAGTTCTGGGAGCTCCTGAGAGAGGCACGGCGCGATGTCAAGAGAGCGCTCCTTCAGTACGAAGCGATGAAGAAGTAACCATAAGCCCTGCAGTGCGGGGCTTTTCTTTTGGAGAAATAAATGTGGAAGATTAAAGACCCTACTTTAAAGGAAAAGATCAACCATTTGCTATCGGATGAAATAGTTGCACAGGGTTGCAATCGACAAATGGACAATAACTTCGATTACATTTTGTTGTCCTGTGGGGAAGTAGACATCAAACTTAAGAAAGAAAGTTTTGAAAACGTTCCTGAGTACAACCCAGATGGATGGAATCCGTTTCCAGCTTTAAGGCCTCCTCGCCCAGGTAACTATTTAGTTTACTTAAACGGAAGATTTGAGCACCAGATTCGTGTTTCTTACTTCAATACCGATTTCAGAAGTTGGGATCAATATAGTGGCGCTGCTGTATTGGCTTTCAGAGAACTTGAAATTGAACCGCCTGATGACGATATTTTGAAGTTTAGTGCCTACAAGCGGGAGTAATAAAAAATGGGAAAAACAAGCCCAGAACTTTTAAACCCAGCTGTCACCGCGCTTGCTCTAAAACAAGAAGATGAAAGGTTAAAAACGCTTGATCCGGTCGTGATTACATCTTTAAGTTTTATTCCTGGAAAACCAAAATATTTGCTAATGCGTGGAGCTGATTCTTGTGCATTAGCACATAACATCATCTTGTCGAAAGAGCAGGCTTTAAAACTCATAAGATCCCTAGCTGAAGCTCTTAGCGATTGGGATAAAGAATAGTGTCAACTAACAAATAACCAGGATCCCGGTGAAAGCGGGGCTTCTTTTTCGAAGAAACCGAATTGCTCTTGGATGCAATGAGGCGCCTCAACAAACTAATACTACTAATTCAAATGCTGTGGAGTGTCAGGCCAGATACCGCAGAGAAATTATCCCAGGTAAAACTGATCGACCCAACTCCGATGATTGATCGCTTGGCCTACTTAATTCAAAAGTCAAAGGATGAAGACAAATGAACCGACTCCTAATCCGAGACTGCATTTTCAACACAAATCAGATAGCGTGCATCTTTTGGGACCGCGACGAAAACGTCTTAATAGTTTCATTGAATTCCGGTAAGTACAAGGAGTTCAAAGACTTCCCTGAAAGCGAATGGAAGAGACTTCGAGAGACGTTAGGCTTTGCGGAGGAGAAAGAATGATCGAGTTGTTTATTTATGCCCTCTTCGGAGGGCTTTTTTAATGGAGCAAATAAATGAGCAAACCCTTTGAAACTACCTTTGCAACACTGCGCAGAGGCGCGGCCTCAATGGAAGCAACTGAGGCCATGCAGCAGGTCGTCAAATCCGTCTACGAAACAGGGAAACCGGCAAAACTCGTTATCGAGTTGACCGTCAAACCAAACACCAAAAACGGCGGAATGGTTGAGGCTGTGATTGTTACCGACAAAATCACAACCCGGATCCCACAAGAGGCAGGCCAGTCTGTCCTGTTTGTTAATTCAAAAATGGAACTTGTTTCCAACCTCGACCGACAGGGAGACTTATTCCCTGAGATTGGAAAAGCAGATAGAGCGCCGATTGATATTGATGACGACGGCGTAATTCATCATCCAACTAACTAATGGAGGAACTTATGGATGAAAAGCAAGAACTAAAGACACTCACGGAAGAAGACCTCAGAGAGTTTTACCCGGACATTCAGTTGCCTGAAGATTTAAAGGCACCGTTTGTTTTTGACGTTGAAGGCGTGCCCATTGTTGCGCGACCAGTAGGAAAGCACTCCTGGGAAGTCACTGACAGATCGGACCTTTTGAAGACTCCGACCAGGATCAAAAGCGACCTCCTCTTCCACGACCTTGAGTCATTCTGCAGATACGTCAAAGACTACAAGACAGAATCCTCAACTCTTTATGTGACAACGGCCATCAAGAACCTGACCTTCGGCGCCAAAGCTGTTTTCAATGACATCAAGCGAAATCAGCCAAACTGGAGAGATCAGATCGCCCGATATGCTCCTATCACAAGCGCCGAATGGGATGACTGGAAATCCAATAACAAAGAGCGGATGTCGCAGATCGGATTTGCTGAGTTCTTGGATGAACACATCGCGGACATTGTGGGAGATGGAAAGCGAGCACCCAGTGCTGCAGAAGTATTGGAGGCAGTCACAAACCTGAACGATGTCCGCAACGTAACGTTCGGCTCTAAGGTCTCTTTAGCAAACGGAATGGCCTCCTTCGTCTATACCGAAAAAACTCCTTCCGGAGCTGTTTCTGAAGGACATGTCAGCGTCCCCGCTGAGTTCTTGATCGGCATTCCGGTATTTGAAGACGGCCCTGCCTACACCATTCGAGCCAAGCTCCGTTACAGGATTGACCGAAGCAACGGAGAGCTGAAGCTGTGGTATGAACTGCAGCAACTGCAGCGAGTATTTGCTAAGGCGATGGAAGCTCACGTCCAGAAACTGGAAGAACGTTTGTCCGGAGAACTGCCTATCTACTCCGGCTGTTAATAAATAAACCTTTTAATCCATACGGCACTCTCAATCGAGGGTGCCAAACAAAAGCGCATTGAGAAATCAGTGCGTTTTTGTTTTTATGGAGAAGTCATTATGAAACCGATACTCGATCCGATGTGCGGCTCCAGGATGTTCTATTTCGACAAGAACAATAAGTCCGTTCTGTTCGGAGACATTAGGGATGAAACTCATTGGACGCGGCAATACAAAAAGCTGGAGATTCACCCAGACCAACTCATGGACGCAAGGAAATTAGACTTTCCAGACGACACCTTTTACCTCGTGGTCCTCGATCCGCCACATTTAATCAATTGCGGCAAAACCTCAGACATGGCCAAAAGTTACGGCTATTTAGAAAAGGCCTGGCACGAGGATATGAAACGGATTTTCAACGAGGCGTGGCGCGTTCTCCGACCTCACGGCACCCTAATTTTTAAGTGGGCTGATAAAGATGTCTCTTTGGCCGAGCTCCTTTACGTACTGGAACGTGAGCCTGTGTTCGGGGACAAGAAGCCTGCTGCAAATAAAGCCGGAACAAACCGTTTCTTTTTAGTTTTCTTTAAGGATGAATGATGGGCAAAATTGAAATCACAAAGGACGAGGCGCTGCTGATGATCCGCCTCGTTTATTTTTATCTGGACCGCGCCTACTGTATGGAAAAACGTGACAACAAAGAGATTGGCGCAAGCATGGAGCTTAAGAACAAACTGAAGGAGCAGGTAAACAGAGTGCTCCAGGAGGAAAACAATGAAGCTAACTAATGCCGTGGAGTTTTACTCCTGCCTGCTCATGATTATGGACCACTACAGCTATGACCATCAGGTGTACGAAAAATTGCCGGAAGAAGTCGATGAATTGCAGGAAGCGTTTGACGCCTACTTTGATAAACCGTCCCCGGAGCATTGGCACCATGTCATTGAGGAAGCCGCCGATGTCCACATCATGCTCGAGCAGTTCCAGATGTTGATCACTCCTGAGGATAAAGCTGAGTTCGACAAGATTTGTATGGACAAACTGCATCGAGAGGTCGGACGGATTGAAGCAGGAGGTACAAAATGACAGACATTGACTATGACAAATTGTCGAGCATGGTGGCAGATAAAGTCTCCAGCCAGATCGCTGAAAAGCTGATTCAGAAAACAACAAAGCTCACACTCTCTCGTCCAGAAGTAGAGGTTAGGATCGGTTTTGCTCCTGGCTCTTCTGCCGCCCGTGAAGTAATGAAGGATCCGAAGTTCCCTAAGCCTGACGCATTCTCCGAGAACGGGCGCGATCGTTGGTACACAAAAGACATTGACGATTACATGGAAAGCAAAAGACACGCCCGAGCCAAGCTCGCTATTTCAGCCGCTTAGCAATTTCTTCTGCGCTCGCTCTGTAGTATCTCTGGAGCATCTTTAAATCTTTGTGCCCCGTTTGTCTAGCAAGCGCCAGGACATCTAAACGGGGCGCCCCTGTTTCTGGATCAGGGCTGGCGGCCCAAGTCGCAAAAGTTGCGCGGCCGTCATGAAAATTCAGCCCTTCTTTGATTAGTCGGTTTTGAGAATCATATTCAGGTCCAAGGCCGGCTCTATCCCGAACTTTTCGGAATAACGTATCTCTGTTGTGATCGTTAAGTCCGCCAAAAATCCGTGGTTCATACTCGAGCTCCATAACTAATTTAAGAATTTCCCGAGCTCTTGCAGACAAGGCCACGTCTCTT